CCTTGTGGTACCATTTCTAGATTTCAAAAAGTGAAAAGCTAATATATCCTCATCATTTATGATATATCTGTCTGGCCCATACTGTCTTATTTTTCTCAGAGAAGGTTTGTTTATACCCAGCACAACGTCTGCATGTTGTAATAATGCATCTGACCCATAAATATCTGAGTCCAATACATAATTACCATAATCACCATCCACTGCTCTCTTTGGATCATCTATGTTTCTATTCAACTGGCTAAGGACTACAAAAGCTACCGGATACTTTTTCTTTAACATGGTGAGTGCTTCACCTAAAGCTCCTAACATTTCAAATTTATCTCTTTGTCCCTTACCATTTTTAAATAAAGCTGAGTGATCTATTGCAACAAGCATATTAGTGTACTCTCTTTTCTGATTACCATCTGCATCCACAGTCAACTTAGAATACTTTTGCATTTGGTAATGAATAGTAGCACACATTTCATCTACAGTACAAGCATCATAGATTACATCTATTATATCCTTGTGAGCTGTATTATCATAATAATCCTTGCATTTTGCATAAAGAGTTTTATCAATCTTCTTACCCTTACTCATCAGGGTGTTGTAATCAGCACCTGTATTCAGACTAAACTTTCTTATACCACTGGTCTCATCAACCATTTCCATTTGAAACTTTAATACACGGAATCTTTGATCTCTGTTCATCTCAATAATGTCACTAATCAATTGTTCCATGAATAAAGTTTTACCTGTACCAGGTCTAGCACCAACTACGGTGATAGTTCTCCATTCCAATCCATCACAAAAGGCATCATTAAATTTGGGCCAGGCACTTCTTAAAGATTTTATATCCCCCCGGCTTCTAGCCGCCATTTTTGCTAATGCTTTGTATAAAGCATCTCTTTCACTTACAGGTTGTAGTGGCTGTGCACCATTAAATAATTCTGCCATATGTTTATGTGTTAGTTAAATATTTGTTTTTAACATAGTTATAGAAACTATGTACAACTGCCATGATTACTTCAATTATCAAATACTGCCAGAAACTCATACTTACAATAAAGTAGTCTATAACAGTAAAGCAAAATAAAGACCCCACCACAGCAATCATAGTCAGTTTTAGATTTATCATACTACTCTCTCACTAAAATATACTTGTTCTTCATTACCACCACTTCTGATTATCTCACAGTATGTTGCCAAATCAGATTCAAAAGATTTATCTGGATCCTGTTTCCTGATAAAGTATTGTGAGTTTCTCATAAAATCATATCTTCTTACACTGAATTCATCAACATATCTTTCTGTGGCTTTAATTACCTCCTCCCAATTGTAATTAAAGGTCTCAAAGAACCATCTAAATGGTGCTTCAAGATTCTTAGCATTTACTCTAGCATATTTACCAGATGGGAGTTTTATGTTAGGAAATATTTCTACATATTTCTCTATATTTCTTACAAAGTCTTGCCCCATTAAATCTTGTGAAGTTTTCTTCTTGGTTCTCTTAAAGTAACCATTAATTTCTTCCATAAAGATAAGACTTTTGCTTGTTAATTCCAAACTTTCTGTCAACCATTGATCCGTTTGCAGTCTTTTGCATTCTAATTCTTTGTTGACAGATTTATGTGGAACAATCTTCTCTCTTATACAATGTAAAACATAGTAAGTATTAGGTGTTAATCCTTCCTGGATCAACCTTGTAAATATATCTGTCATTACCAAGTTATTATTTCACCTGTGGTGTTAGTTACTATTGTAGATATCTTAACAAAAACATCATCTGAATCCCATTTGGAGCCATTATAAGCAGCACTAGCAGGATGCTTTACCATAAATTTATAATCTGTATTTGTAGTAAGTTCAGACCATTCTTCAGCCTTTTTACCCATATACACATAAATTAGTCCGGGGTTGTAGCTATTAAGCCAGTCTAGTAAATATGCGGTAAACTTCTTCCATATATCATAGTGACTACCTATTTTACTTACCTCAGTTGTAAGAGCTGTATTAAGCATAAGTATGCCTTGATTAGACCATCTTGTAAGATCTACATCTTCACTTACTGGATGACCATTGTAAACTGTTCTGTTCACTTCTCCTAAGATATACCTAAGACTTGGTTGTAATTTACCTGTATTACTACAGCTAAAGGATATACCATCGGCCTGTCCCAAACCTGGATATGGATCCTGACCCACTATAACTACTTTTAGCTTGTCATAAGGACATTCTTCAAATGCTCTGAACACTTGTTTTAGTGGTGGAGTAAATCTCTTATCATCCTGACTCAGTGTATATAGCTTAGTAAGTATATCATCAAAGTCACTGCTAAATATAAAAGATTTAAATACCCTGTCCCAGCCGCTGGGTCCAAGTTTAGTAAACATTTTTTGTTTAATTTCTTCTAAGTCCATTTTTTTTCTATTTTTGTTTAAAATTAATACAATGGTAAAGGTTAAAGAACTAAAGGATGATGTTATAGTTGATGTCAAAGTTAACAAAGCTTTTTATCTCATGGTAAAAGGTTTGTCTTACTATATCTTCAAGAACCTTCCAAAAGAAACTATTGAAGAGGATCTTAAAGCTGTAATGACCAAAAAATACAATGAGCTGGAAACTGAACTACAACAACACTTTTATACAACTACTCTCTTGTTAGCTGAAATTGAAAAACAAGCTATTGCTAACAATATGTTTGAAGAAAAAGAAATATTAGAACCAGGAGATGAAGGCTATGTAGAGCCTACCCAAGATTAAGATTAAACTGTTCTCTTCCTATTTGTATACAAGCTTCTATAGCTAACATAAGTTCATCCTTACTACAATCTGCAAAGGATTTACCTCCCAGACCAGATGCTTCTTTTACCACATCTTTCATTTCATCAAAAGTGTACCCGGACTCTTTTGCCATTTCTCTAATACAAGCATGTACTTTTGCAAGTTGTGCTTTACTATGATCTGCATTTGCAAGATCAATATACATTTCTACTATCTGACCCTCTTCTAATTTGCTAATGAATATGTCATAAGCCAATTTATCTTGAGGGCTAGCATAAGTAAGTTTACCATCTTTTTTAATTAATCTTCCACTAAACATAATTAACAAATTATATTGTTCATCACTTCAAGAAACTGATCATAATGATCCTTAGTGCTGATACTAATAGCCGGGATCTCAAAACATTTCAATGTCCAGTTGTTACCCTTAGTATCTATACTATCTGAACTATGTAATACAACACCACTGCACATTTCTTTTTGGTAGTAATAGTAATCATATCCATTCTGGCTTTCATCATCAGTAATACTTACCTTTTCAAAGCCAAGATCTATTAATTCTTCTTCTGTCATTATTCCAGATTTTTATAAACCAACCAGATAATGAATACACAGATATCATTTATCATCTTTTTTAGTTTTAGGTAAATACTTTTTTTCAAACTTTTCCCAGCCTTTCTTGTCAAACTGAGCAACCATAATATCCATCATGATCTCATCAGTATGCTCAGCACACATTCCTATACCCTTAAGATCAAGATCAGGACTATACCTCTTAGTTGCAGGAGCTCCACATTTTACACAAGTCATGATTCTATATTTAAGTTACTGTCATGTAATATCTCCCTAATCTTATCTCTAACAACTTGATAAGCTCTATCTGTTTCTGCAGATAACTTCTCATTATACTTTATCTCACTTCTGAGATGTTGATCAAGATCCCACATAGCCATTTTCCATTTCCAACCATCCAATGCTGTTCTAGCATCTTCAAATTCATCTTCTTTAAACTTTAAAATTATTTCTGCCATTGGTTCATAAATATTTCAGTATTAATAATATCTCTAATATAGTCAATTTCACTGTATTTATCATTATCAGGAGTCCACAATCCCATATCTTTTATTCTGTTGCTTCTTAATGTAAGAATAGAATATGCCATTATATTAGCATTATCCTCATCTGAACTAAGAAACATACCAAGCATGTTCTGCTTTTCATCTTCAGTAGTATAACCTGTTTTAACTAGTAAGTTTAACTCTGCTAAAAAGATAAAGGGTCTAAATGTTCCTGCTTTAGTACCTGCTGCATACATATACCATAGATATCCAATATTGCTATCATTGCATTTTGCAACTGGCCAATGTTCCTTACAAATATCCCTGATCATTGCTGTAATTTTGGGATCACTAAAATTCTTTATCATGCTCTTAAAAATTTAAACATTGCTTGTAATTTCTTATGTTCTTCTACTAACCACTCTGGAGTAAATAAAGCTTCATATGTATCAAACTTAATTGTAGTATGTGCATCTATCTCATGAACTATTAAAGCTGACCACCCTATAACTCCAAATCTTTCAAACTGAATAGTTATTGCTCCTTGAAGATTAATATATCTATAGTTATGATGATTTGTTTTTGATCTAAAAAACCCATACTTTACAAGTCTCCTACCTATTAGTTCTGTATCTCTAAGTGTCATACATCTTATTCTGATTTAGGTGGAAAATAAGTTCCACATTCATTACATAAATACTCTTCTACGGGTCTTTCTTTTTTACTCCAATCATAATTAGTATGAATGTTCTCACATTCACCACATTTTGGACAGCATTCTTCTTTCATCTTATTCTGATTTAAAGGTTAAAAAATATATCTGATTGTATTCCAAGGTATTATCTTATCATGTAACTCAACAAACTGTTTAATGTAATCTGCTTTCCTGTTGTGTTCATACCGGATATTCTTACCACCATACTGAGAAGTTTTAGCTTCTTGTATTTTGGGTACCCAAAGTAATTCTTCTCCTGGAAGTTTATGCCCTAGATTATACAGATGTTTCTGTTCATTATGAGTAAGAAAGATTACTTCAGCTTTGATAGAGTTTTGTGGCCAATGATACATATAACAGTGTCTATCAATACTTTCAAATAACTTCTTATATTCTTCTAACCAATTATCATGTACTATTACAGGACTAAAGTTAAGATGAACTTCATAACCAGCATCTAAAAAAGTCTGTACAGCATATATTCTGTCTCTTATACTACTTGTATTAGGTTCAAGCATCAATCTCCATTTCTCTGGCATAAGACTAAATCTTATTCTAATCTTACCTTCAGGATTAAAATGTAATAGGTCATAGTTTATATATTTAGTAGCAAATGAACCCATAGCAAGTGGATGATCTCTAAAGAATGCAAAGATCTTTTCCCATTCATGATATTTAGCATGCAGAGCAAAGTCTTCATTACAAGAGATGTCATAAGTTATGTACTCTCCTGTTTGATTTGGTTTCTCTACTGTAGAAAAATAAGCATGTGAGTTAATTTCTGTCAGGATATCCATAGTATTAGTAGCTATAGAAAGTCCTTCCGGTTTGTGTCTTTTCATGTAGCAGTAACTACA